AACTTAACCTGCACAAACAACATATAGTCAATTAAATCTTGAATTTTTATGTTCCTCTAATAAAGAAGGACCGTTAGACGGAACAGGATTTGCTGAAAAAAAAATATTTGAAGATTGGATGGATTATATTAATCCAACAGAAAATGATGCAACAAATATAAGCAATAATCCCCTCTATAACTTTAGATATAGAAGCGAGTATGTAAGAGATATTACAGTGATACATTATGATATCGTAGGTAATAACGGTAATGACGTGCCCGATTATGAAGTAACGTTTATAGAATGTTTTCCAATTTCAATAAATCAAATAACATTAAACTGGTCAAATGAAGAAAATGCAACGCTAAATGTTACATTTGCATATAAGAGATGGCAAAGAGGATATTTTCCTCGAGATAATAAAGTATCACAATCGGATATAGGAGTAATAACAACGGGACAGCCTCCACCTACGCCGTCTGAGGAACCTGGGGAACTAAGCCAGGCAGTAAGAAGAAGAATTGTGAATCCAGAAACGAATAATCCATATGGAGCATAATTAAAAGGAATATAATATGAATTTACCTAAAATTGAATTGCCAACTTTTGAACTTGAAATGCCATGCACAGGAAAAAAAGTTACTTTTAGACCTTTTTTGGTCAAAGAACAGAAAATTCTACTAATGGCATTAGAATCCAAAGCTGAAGAAGATATTATTAGAGGAATAAAACAAATAGTATCAAATTGTGTTATTAACAAAGATTTTGATGTTGAGGATATGTCATCAGTTGATCTAGAATATTTCTTCATGAATCTAAGAGCAAGATCTATCGGAGAAAAAATAAATCTTAATTACACATGTAAAAATATAGTTGAAGAAAAAGAGTGCAACAATATCATGAAATTTGAACATGATATTCTTTCCGCTAAAATAGAAAGAGATCCTACACACGATAAAACTATATTCTTTACAAAAGATGTTGGTGTAGTTATGAAATATCCATCAATGAAAATGGCTGAAAATATGATTTTGAAGACCAAGGCAAAGTCAAAAGATAAGTCCGACATAGATATAGCTTTGGATATTATCATAGATTGTATGGATTATATCTTTGAAAAAGAAAATATTTTTTATATAAAAGAAATGAATAGAGACCAAGTTAAAGATTATATTGAAAATATACCTAAAACAAGTTTTGATAAAATTGAAAAATTTTTCAATACAATGCCTAAAATAAACTCAGTTGCTCAACATAAATGTGCAAAATGTGGTTTTGAGCATAATATTAAACTAGATGGAATAACAAATTTTTTTGTATAAGCCTTGGTCACGAATCGTTAGCAAACTACTATAGTACAAATTTTTCGATGATGCAGCATCACAAATATAGCTTGAATGATCTTGAAAATATGATACCCTGGGAAAGAGATGTTTACATAGTCATGTTAGTGCAATATATAGAAAAAGAAAATGAACGAATAAAGCAACAAATAGCAAATAAAAGAAGATAAAAAATGGAAGCAGTAAAAACACATATGGGCAAAAATTATGCATTTGATGCAACTGCTCAAGGTAAAGGTCTTTGGAAAGAAGTTACCAAATCAGGTAAATTGGGTAGAATTGCATCAAAAGATTTGCAACAACGTTGGGGAAATCCTAACGAATCGGGTCCATTATTTCAAGCACCAAAAACAAACGTTGAAAAAATTAGTGATTCTATAAAAGAAACAGCACCACAAACAGGAAGACTAAAAAGCTTTAGATCACTTCTAAAAGATCCAAATGAAACTGTCAAATCGGCTTCACTAAAATCAATCACACAAAATTTTCGACCAGAAATGATTGTCAAACAACTATTTGGTAAAACAGCTGGTATGATAGCAGGAAAAAGCCTTGGTGTTTCATCAGAAAGACTGGATGCGGTCGCACGTGGTTTTGATGGTTCAAATGAAGACATGAGTTATCGTCGTGGAGAGCGTCGTTCAAGAAGAGACTCGCCTCGGCCCGGTGATTCAATTTCGCCTAGAAACTTGTCCAGTAGTCCAGTTTCATCTTCTTCAGATGGTGAATTAAAATCATATCTAAAAACTATGACTGACGAATTGAAAAAAATTCGAGAAAAACTATACGGGGAAAACACATTAGCAGTAAAATTTTCAAAAAGTTCAGATTCACATGCACAGCTTACAAATATATCAACATATGTTAATGAAAAAAGAAAACAGGAAGACATTTCTGCTAATTTTAAACCATTACCCGTCGGCAGCGTGCCGGGCATGCCACCTCCGACAGCAGTTCCAACAGGTGCTACAGCACCAACTGGTGCACCAACTGATGGCGGTGGTGGCCCTGGTATTCTTGAAGGAATACTAAATTCAATTTTTTCAGGTTTGTTAGGGGGAGGAGCCGCAACAGGTGGTATTGGAGGATTAGGTAAAAAACTTTTGTCCGTGATTGGTAAAGCTTTTCTTGGAATAGCAAAAAAACTTCCTATTATAGGTCCAATAATTATAGCTGCTATGGGACTAAAAGATGCATATGATGAATATATGTCTGGCGGTGATTTTAGTGATGCCGTTGGTGCATTTTTTGAATCCGTAGCTGATAGTCTAACTTTCGGACTTGCATCATCACTCGCAGGAGAAGGCGGAATAAAGAAAGTAGTTTCTGGTCTAGTTGATTCTGGTTTAGATTTTTTTGAAGATATGGTTAATTCAATAGGTGATTTTCTAAAAGACAAATTCATAGATCCTATAGTAAATCTACCGACAACACTATTAAACGGAATAAAAGGTGTTGTCGGTGATATTTTTGCGAGCATAGGAAATTTGTCTTTTGAAATACCCAAATTTACACTTGTTCCAGCAACACCTTTTACGTCTGCTGTAACGGTTGGACCATACAAGATTAGTCCCTTTTCAATGTTTAGTGATGTAGGAAAAAATTTACAACAAGCCGCCGCTGAAGGTAAAGCAAAAGCAGAAGAGATTGAAGCACAAAAACAAGAACAACGAGCAGCAAGAGATAATGAAATACAAGAACGACGAGCGGCAAGAGATGCATCTAAAGCAGAAAAGGCAGCAGGTGGTGCTACTCAAACTGACGGTAGCGATGCTGGTGGTAAACCATTTATTGATTCAAATGAAATATCAAAAGAAGCGGTAAAAAACTTAGAAGGCGCACAAGATCAAACAAAAAGTTTTGAAATTGAGGACACCTCTTTAGCAGGTGGTGTAGATGGTAGTGCACCACCAATTGCACCACGACCAGCACAAACAGCTACCAGAACAACACAGTCAGATAGCTTTGAATTTAGTGAACAGGAGTTATCAAAAAACGATCCGGAACTATACAAAGAATTTGTTGCTCGTAAAGAAGAACTAGAACAAAAATATTTGGACCAGGCGAAGATGCGCCGCGGCTTCACAATGACCGACAGCGTGCAGCGCGCCGCAAAGCATAAAGCGAGTGTAGACGCGATGATAGAATTTCGTGAAAGAGCTGAAGCCGCGGCTGCCGGCAACGCCGGGCTCCGCGCTGGCGGCCTGGACTCAGCATCAAGACCAGTTACCGCAGTTCCGTTTACACCGACACCCCAAAATACAGATTTAAACGATATTCGACCAACAGGACAACCAATCACAACTGTTCCGATGCGTTCCGTTTCTCCTGATGCAAACCTAGAAACAATGTTACCAACACAAACAGCAGTGCCCCAACCAAGAGCAACAGGTCAAGTAATACAACAATCCGCAGAACAATTAGCAGCAACTCAAAACAATGCACAAACACCAGCACAACCAATAATTGTAAATAATACAACAAATAACAGTAGTGGTGGCGGAGGTGGCTCACAATCTCAACCCACTGCATCATTGAGAAATGATGAACCAACAATATTAAGAGTGCAAATGGAAAATGCTATAATGGCATATTAATATATAATAATAAAAAAAGAGGGGAGCTTTCACTCCCCTCTTTCGCTCAATCCTCGCGAGCAAGCTTCTCAAACAACTTCATGTCATCATCGTCATCATCAGATTCGCGATTCTTGATAGACTTTCCACCAAAGCTACGTTCAGCTGCTTGAACCGCAGCCTCATCGTCTGCTCTATTTCTAGAAGCCGATGCCAAACCATCAAGACCAAGAACACGATTCATCTTAGTCTTTAGTTCGTCATAACTCTTGAAGTTCTTAGGATTCAAAAACTCTTTAAGAGAATATTCAGACTTCCAAATATTTTCAAGCTTTGCGTCTTCACCACCATGAAGTGCTGAAGGCTTCTCAAACTCTGACTTATCGTAGTTTGGATAACCCTCAAACTTGCGAACCTTCAACTTGAAGTTTGCACCAGCCCAGAAATCAAATGGATTGACTGCTTTCTCGTCTTCAAATTGAGGATTCATGGCTTCGGTGATCTTATCAAAGATTTTCTTACCAAACTTAAACAAGAAGATCTTATCTTCGTTATCAGGATTCTTAGGATCGCTAATAACAAGAATATTTGAAATATACTTCAAACGACGCTTCTGTTTGCGAGCAATTTCCTTGTTAGCCTCAATACCAGAATTCCAAAGAACCGAATTATGTTCCGATACTGGATCTTTTTGATTTAAAGTTGTCAAAGAATTTTCAATATACCAACCGCCAGGACCTTGAAAGCCATGATCAAAGATGCGAACCCAAGGAAGAGAATCATCACCATCAGCTGCTGGTGCAGGAAGAAAGCGAATAGTTGCAAATCCATTACCTGCCTTATCAAGTTCAGGTTTCCAAAAACGAGTATCATCTAAAGAATTTGTTGCAGGTGCGTTGAGCTTCTCTAACTCACGTGCCAGCTTATCAATTGAACCACTGGACTTTTTAAGTGCTGCAAATGTAGACATTGTATTTCCTTTCATATGCGTTGTATGTTTCGTATTTTATCTTGTTCACATGATACATGATAATCACTATTATATATCATGTGTTGAATTGAAGTCAAGAACAAAGTTCATCTTTTATTGCTTTCTTCATTGTCTCCAAATCAATCTTCTGCAAAACAAATGGAGTATACTTCTCCAACTTGAATGCAAACCCAGGCCATATGATTTCATCCTTGATACGACGATTCCACATGGGTAAAAAGTTTATGACGCCATTGATGATGACAAGTGTTTCCAATGAAATATTATCTTGCATCACCATCGTCAATAGCGGAGGATAAGAATCGCCGGGATCAAGAATCCTATCCACAGAATTATCATGTTCATGACACCAATCCATAATCTTTTTCAAGTCTTGCCTAAAGTTATATGTTAATGCTTGAAATCTTTTTTGATATTGAGTTAGTATATCTTCGGCCTCAGGCTCTAAAAGTTTCATGGACCAAAGAGAGTCATTCTTTAATATATTAGACAACGTCAAATCTATGAATGAGTTGCGATCATAGTTCTTAGCCAATCTATAAAAGACAAATCTATCTTTTCTTGCAAGAAAAGCTTTATCCGTTATTTTAACACGCCCACCACTCTTAAAATAATTGAAACTTTTACGAGTAAAATGAAGCTTGATGGAATAAAACAACTTATATGCTTCAAAAGCCACAATCTTCATATGGGAAGAGTATTACTTCTCGGAAGTAAATTTAGCTGAGACGCATCGTGTGCAATCTTTGCTTTTAGAGACTGATTAATAAGATTGGTTATAGATTCTATCTCTAATGAATTGACCTCACAAAAATGAGTAATTGCATCAATATAGTTTAAATCTTTTTCTTTCACAATGCTTTCAATACTTTTGGCAAATGAGAGCATTTCATCTTTTGTTGGCATTTTATATCTTTCTAAAGCGATAAAAAATATGATCGTCAATACGAACGGTGCGTTCAATCTTTTTCCATCTTGACCATTTAGGCTTTACATAATGTGCATGAAAAAATGTTGCGCCATAAGTAACGTCTTCAATATCATTATATTCTGAAAGTAATTCATTTGCAAGTGCTAAAGACTCCGCCCATGCAAATTTTTCATTTGCATTTTGTAATGCGTTTAGATTTTTCTTTGCTTTGTCCCCACAAACCCAAGAAAATTGACAGCCCTGAAAAACAACTTTACATACTGTATCACGCCATATACCTGAATTAACACGATTCATGACAACATAGCCCACAGCAACTTTGCCATCAAGAGACTGATTACGAGCTTCCCAATATATTGCTTTTGCCAGACATTCTCGTTCTTGAGGATCAACGTAGAACATTTTAGGTTCTGGCTCAACTTCTTTTGGAGCAATCGCTAAAAGCACATGCTCATACTCATAGATTTTTTCAATCTCTGGTATTGGTACTTGTGCATGTGCTTTTAGCGCAGTATCATAAGGATACTGTCTTGCAGCAACAATGCCAATGAGTAGGAGAACTCCTATCATTAGTGTCTTGTACATTAGTCGCGTGTCGCCAAGTAGCTGACATAATTTGGAGTGCCATACTGTCCATAAGACAGCTTGTACACATCACGATGCTTCTTTGATCTTTTCAAATCAACCGAACGCAGATTCTTGAACGTGCATTCGTTATCGGTTGCATAAGAAAGGGGTTTCATGACATAACAAGAAACTTCACTCATCGGTACCTCCTACGATTGATGAAAGTGGTGGAATT